GGTTAGTGCCAGTAATTGCACCAATATCTGTGCCAGTGATCCCGTTAGCGCGGGCTAATAGCCAGTCGGGTGAACCCGTGCGCCAGCGTCCCAACATTCGGGCGTTACCCTGTTGTTCTATTAAGTCTTCCGTTGGTATCCATGTAGCCATGCTTTCAGGCTACGGGATACCTAAGACATTTATTTGACGTTTTTAGCTGCTAGCGCTGAACCGCCCAAGGCTAAAATGGCAGCGACTAGGTTCATGATCTGGCTGGCTAGACCTTCGGTTAGTGTTCCAGCGGTAACGAGAATTGGGACGACAGCGCCAACAATGCGGTAAATCCACAGGCGGGTCTCTGGTGATAGGTTCATGAATTGCTTTCTATGTGTTTGATAGGGTCAACAAGCTGATTATAAGCACACGACGCTACGTTAGCCTTCTTGCTTATTGAAAGATGCAAATGGCTGCCAGTGGAGAAACGGCCAGTGTTCCCAACTTTGCCAATTGGCTGCCCTTTTAGTATAGAAGTCCCTGCTGACCGCCCTGAAGCACTTTGCAAGTGTGCGTAAAGAACGAACAATTTGTCATTAGTTGACTGCACAATATACCAGCCTAAACCGTCTGACCAGCCGTTAGCCAAAATTTGCCCGTCTGTTATGGCGGGAATAGTTGAACCTTCTTTTACTGTCCAGTCTTGTCCGCGGTGGGGCTTTCCTGCACGGTAGGGCGCTAGGTTGCCAAACTCGTCGCCCCTAGTGCGTTTCGGGAATGGTTCAAGGTATTTGCTCAAGCTACGCCTTTAGTGATCAGTGACACAATGACGGCAACGGCTACGGCCGTAGAAATGGAAGTAATCCAAGCAGATTGCCAGCGCGCTTTCTCAAGTTCGCGGATACGCGTTTCGTGATCAGCAATGATTTCCAGACGTGCTTCAATGACCGCAAGACGGTTGTCAATGTGTGCCAACAAGGTCGGGGTCGTTGGCTTGGGCAGTTCCGCAGACATTATTCTGCGGACTGGTCTACTTCAGCCTGCTCAACTTTTGGGGTCTTGGCTGGTTTTGGTTGTGCGGGGCTTGGCCATGGCTGGCAGTCTACGTTACCCATTTTCTTCTTCTTTCATTTCTGTGGTTATTGCAACGAATTCGGGGTTTGTTTCCGTTGCTTCAATGGTAAGCTTGCTGCCGTCTTCGCGGGTGATCACGACGTAAACGCGTGTTTCGTTGGTGACGGGGTCAACAATTTTTAGTTCTTCCATGTTATAACTCCGCGTTCAGTTCAACGTAACCCGCGGCTGTTGTCGTTCGAAGACCGTAGGGGCGGTGTGCTGTGTCTGCAATTGCGTGCGTGGCGTGAACAATTGCCCGCGTAGGTGTCGGGTTGTGCAACGCTAAACCTGTCACGGCAATGATACCGCCTGCGCCGTCCACTAATTCCACGTTAGTGTAAGCGACTGAAGACGGTGCGATACGCATGGCTGGCGAGATACTCCAGAACGTGTTAGTGGTTGTCGTTCCAGAACCGTAACCAATTGCAAGAAACGCGCCAGAAACTAGGCCGTGACGTTGAAAGTATCGTTGACAGTTTGCTAATTCAGCTGCGACACTGCCGCCATTCATTTGAAACGTTGACGGAGTAGCGCCAATTTCCAACTGTGCGCCAGTAAATTCAACATAATCGTTAGCAACGGCTGGGTTCAAGGTCGGCGTATAATACCAGCCGACAGCCAACTGGCTTGCGGAAGCCGACACTGTGCCAGTAACCGACAGTCTTACCCAAGAAGTCGTCAATGTTTTGGTAACGCTTACCACGGTCGTGCTTCCAGTAAAACCACTGACAACGTTTTGATCAGTTCCAGTTCCAGACAAGATGCGCATAACGAAGTTGCCCTGATAGCCTGCGCCTTTTCTGACCCAAGCGCTGAACGTAACCTGCTGACCCGCGTAAACTTCGCTGTCTGCGCTGCTTAAGGTCTGATAAAACGCTATGTTTGTCGTTGACGTTGTGCCTGCTGTGCGAGTAATACGGATGCCGTAACGACAAGCGCCTGTGCCTGCGATTTGGTCAGCGGTTGCGCCAGCGGTGTAGCTTGTCCGCGACAACTGCCAGCGGTCGGCAGTGAAACCGTTGGCCGCACTGGTGGCCGTCGGTAGGGCAGTTGTTCCACGTTGCCAAATTTCGAATGACCCGTTAGTTAGGCCGTTGCGTGGTTGGTCATAGGTTAGTTGCGCAAAATCGTTACCTAACGACGCAAGTGCTAGGTCTCCCGCGGCAACGGTTGTTCTTGGCATTATCTACCCTTCCAGAATTCCATAGTTGTTTCAAAAGTGTCGGGCGTGATCATGTAAGACACGCGACTAATAAAATACGTTTCTTCTATAATAATCTGCGCGTTGTTCACGGATACAGTAGCCACGTCAAACGGGTCGCGCAAAAGATTTTCATTCACTTGTCCAGCACGCAATACAACTGGGGCAGTCACCTGTTGCACGCGACGTTCAGGGAGACGTAACGCTAGCTGCCCCGCCCAAGTGTCAGCGTCCGCGTCATTATAGTGCAATGTCTGAACGTCTAAGGCAATGCTGCCCAATAGTCCAACACTGTCGTCATTTGTCCGCGTGTTGGAATATCCTAAAGTCGTTGAATAATTGACAGTGTTCACGACTTCAGCAGTATCGAAACCGATAACAATGTCACTGAATTCGGCACGGTTTGCGTTGACACTTGCAGCTGCTTCAAATTGCACGTCCGCCGCGCCCATTGCTGCCGCGCTGATTTCGTCGCCTGTCATGTAATAGACGTTAGTGCTGTCCAAGGTGATCGGCTTGTAAACTAGGGCAGCTAGATTACTGTCAAGCAACTGATTGACTAGGTCACCGAATTGCACTGGGTCAATGCTGTCAATACCTTCCAGCAGATACCCGTCGAACAAGACGTTGTAAAGAATGGCGCTGCCCGTCAACAGTTTGCCGTTCATGTTGTCTAGATATTCGCCTGCCAAACACGGCAGTGTTGTGGTCAAACCGTCCACGCTAGTGAAATTTAGATAGTCGCGTATGCCAGCAACGCAGTCCAGTGTAACCGTATTCACCCAGTCATAATTATAAGCTGCGGTGCTGTTGTCTATTTTGCCTTCAAATAGTGTTACCCAAGTCGTCGGCGCAGTGTCGGGGTTGGGTCTTACCCTGATCCTAACGGGCGTGCCTGATCTAATTGTGGTATTGACAAACGGGTCAAAATTTTGGTCTGTAAAAACTACGCGGGCAATAGCGGGTTCAGGTCTGACTAGACCTTGCTCAATGGTGACCCCGTTGCTAGTCTCTACCGATACAACGCTGCAAGTGATAACTTGCCAGTCTTGCGTAATACCACCAGCCTGCCATTTATCGCCGTCATTCCAGCGGGTTACACCCCACACGAAAGCGTCAGCTGCATACGTGTAAATTGCGATTTCCACGTCGTTAGCAATGTTGAAAACGTCGTTAGCCATTAGCCAAGTAACACTTTCCGCCCAGTGCTGCGTTCATACTTTTGAATTGCTGCAATGATTTCCGTGGCCGTCATGTTTGCTTTGTTTATGTTTATGGTATAAGACGCAGAACCTGCACCCGCTAGCGCGGTCTGCATACCCGCAACAGTCAACTGGTTACGCAGTGATCCAATTTCCGCCAACTTACCACTGGACAGTAAACCTTCAGCAATGACAGCACCCTGAAGCGGGTTCATGGCGGCTAATTCGTTTGCCAGTGCCGTAGACCCTGCAACTTTACTTTCACGAATTTGTTTGATTAGTGCGGGCATTTTCTTAGCCGCTTCCACTGCCCTGTTCAACTGTCGGATAAAACGTTCAGTGCTGAAACGTGTTCCCGTTTCGTTCAAACCAAAGGCTAGGTCTACGCTGTCGCGGAAACTCTTGCCGTATTCTTGCATTTTCTTGGCCGCGTTTTTCATGCGTTCAAGAGTTTTGTCAAGTGCCTTGTTTAACGGGTTGCCGCTAGGTGCTTTGATTTCGGCCATTAGGGCGGCTAGACGTTGCTGGT